AATAACTTCCATTACCCGTCAATAGCGGTATTGTAGGTTCTTGTAGTTAATCGGGTTACACAACATTATCGGGGCTGAAACTGAATCGCTCTTCCACCGCTACTGCGTGTAATTATCCCGTTATAACCAATGCAAGAACGCTCCGAATTAACATTCCTGCATTGGATTAAAAGTTACTTGCCTTCAAAGTATTTGCCAAATAGTTGTTCAAAAACATTGGCTTTGTTTTTCATTTCGGTAACTTCTTGCTCTTTTATGAAAATCTCTTCTTGGAATTGCTCCAATATTGTAGATTTTTTCAAAGGAATATCCCAATCGGTTAAGGTAGTTATTTCAATCCCTTCCGAAGCTGAATTAAAATATGCAAATTCAATACTTGCGGTACTGTATTCGTTTTTCAAATAAGCAATTACAATGGTCGGATTTTTTTCAAAATTATCGAATCCAATTATATTACCAATGTAGCTTTTATAACTACTGTAATCTTTTACAAGTATTTTAACGTAATCACCAACTTTATAATTGTCAATTACTTTTGCTTGTCTTAGGTCAATTTCCATTTTAACTCCATTAACCTCGATAATTCTTTTGGTTTCGTTTTCCATTTTGTTTGAATTTTAAATTGTTAATATTTATATAATTATAATAAAGCACTGGTTATAACACACGGTATAAAACAGTTGGGCATCCGTGGTTATTCGAGCGTTTTAGCCCGTTTCAAAGTCCGTTTTAAATTGACAGGTAGGAGCATCGCAGCCCAACCGATTTCATACCGTCAAACGTTAGCAGCAAGTTTATTGCGCTGCGACAAGTTCGGGGTTCTCGAAAATATTGCCAACTTTTTTGTTTAGATTGCCAAGAGAATCGGCGAGAGAAACAATTCTATTGAAACTATTAACGTATTTGCAATACCAAGCAGATTTATCATCGTTCCAATAAACTACCTGCAATTCTTTTGTGTCGCAATTCTCGATAATATCAGCTTCAAAAACTTCATTTCCATCTATTTGCGCATCAAATCTTCCAGTAAATTGCATTAAAATACCTTCTTCTGCTGGGCCGTTTGACAGCCATTGCGTTTCAGTTAGTGGTTTATTATTTTTCCAAACCTCGTGCATCCCATTCCATGATGGCATTGCAATGTCGTGCATAATTTCTTCATCAACATTCCAACTTCTAAATCTAATTTCTCTGTTCATAATTTTGTTTTTAATATTAATTTGCATTTTGACTGTGATAAAAACCTGACTGCTAACACCAACTACCCGTCAATTGCCGCAGGTGTGGTTTTCGAGCGTTTCAGCCCGCATTTTCATTCTTTCTGTTTGACAAGTAAACTCTACGCATCGGCAACTGCGTGTAGTTTTCACCGTTAACTGCAAGGCTAATTTGCGTCCGTGCATTTTGAAATAGTTAGATTTAAAGCGTTCATTATCGCTTCGAGCTTGTCAGAGCCGAGAGCGTGCTTTCCGCTCTCGAACTCTGAAATAGTAGCTTTACGAACTTCAATTTTTTCAGCAAGTTCTTTTTGAGTTATATTTTGCTCAATTCTTGCAGCTTTTATTGCTTCATTAATTTTCATTTTGCCTATTAATTACAAGTTCATAAATGCGCCGTAAAATTCTCTAGGTGAAAGTTCGTAAATATGTTGGATACCATTACTATCAACTACACTGTAACCAGTCGCTTCGTGATCTTCGTTTACACAAAATCCACTTGGAACTTCATTCAGTTGATATAACTCTTTAATTGCATCACTGTAATTAGCTGCCTTAAATTCACCTTGGAAATAAAGCCCTTGTTTGTCTTTTGATCTCATTTTTGTAAATTTTATAAAGTTGATAAAAATGCGTTAACTGCTTCTACTGTATATATTTTGTTAAAATTTTGTTTTCTAAAAGGGTTACCAGAAGTATTTAACCATTTTCCAAATTCGCCTATTTTTTTCAAATCTTTAATTGGTGCTAAAATATCGGCTGATGCTTCTTTGTTTGCGTTTAATTTAGCTTTGCTAGCTTCTGATTTTTGATCTGCTTTTACTTCTTCTGTTAAAAAAAACAATTTCCATTCCTTTTCAAGTTCTTTATTTCCGTTGCGAATTTCACTTACGATTCTGTTGTGGTAATCCATTCTTTGTTCGGCTGTATTTCTGCCAATATTTTCAACATCATAATCAGCAAGAGTCTGTATTCTCAACATTGCGCTGTAAGCTCTTTTTGCATTTTCGATTTGTTTGTCTGTGTAAGTCATGATGCTTTGTATTTGTGATTGTTTGATGAAGTAAAGATACGATATATAGTAATATTATGCAAGCTTTTTTGTAATTATTTTTCGATATTTCGTAATTATTTTACTTATTTGTAACAATTGATACAAAAAGAAGCCCTAGCAGTTAACTTCAGCTACCGGTCAAGTCTGGCAGCGTTGGTATTCGAGCGGTGTTTCTCGCTTCAGCGGGGTTGGTTCTCGATGGAAATTCTCTCCGTATCCAGCCCTGCCGGTAGCTTCCTCCGTTATAGCTAATGCTAATCGCTTCACACGAAGTTTGCCACATTTTTGACAATTATGTAGTGTGACTTGCATGGAAATGAGTAGTTCCCGATAGATGGGGAAAGAGTTACTTTGTTTTCTGGAAATTTGGTTAATTCCCATCCGTCACGACCTAAAGGCGTTGAGACTATTTCACCACAGCCACACAAACACAAATGAAGTGCGGCCTTATATTTTTCAGAAATATAGAGTTTACCAAATTCCAATTCATCGGTAATTAACTCAACAAATACGGGTTCAATCGGTACTTTTTTAAGTGTTCTCATGTCTATGCATGACATAAATAAATATAACGATTACACTAGCAAAAACAGGCCAATTTGACCAGATAAATAATTCCTTTATTTGATCAAATTCTTGGTAAATTAATCTTCCTAAAACAGAGATTAAAAAGATCAATCCGAGTATCATAACTTTAGACTGAATTTTCTGAATGAATCGTTCAAATTTAGTCTGAGGAACCTCTTTGTCGAAAATTGTTTTCATAGCTTTGAATTTATTAAATTAATGATGTTCTCATAAGTGTCTGTGTTCATTTGGCCTTTGCCTGTCTTATACCTACTTATTGTATTAGTAGAGATGTTTAGTCGTTTTGCGATTTCTGATTGAGTCAATCCGATATTTCGAGCCTCTTTTAGCTTTTCGATGAAACAGATTAATAGTTGCAGTTCTTGTTTTTCTTTCTCCATGATTTTAGCTTTTTTAAGTGTGTTTTGAGCCGCTTCTTTTTGATCGGCTTTTTGCGTGTGTACCCAGTTGACTGATATTTGTTTCATACGTCAAGCTCTGAATTGTTAATTAAAAAAGATAATTGATTAAAGTCATTTGATTGTTTTAACAGTGCTTTTCTTGAATCTTCATTTAAAATAAACGAATTTGCATTGACAATATCGAAAGATTGTTTTTCTGCCTGATTTAGTACGTTTAAGATCATTTCAATTTGTTCGTGTGATAATTGCAAAGTTCTCATAACTTAAATATTTGAATTATTACAAGCGATTACAATTAAACAAGCTGCAACGCTAATAAAAGCGAACATTAAAACAGTTGCGTAGAAATTAAGTTTTTTAGTTTTCATTTTGTTTATTTTTAAATTGTGATTGAATAACTGATTTTCTATACGCCAAAGATACACATATTTAGTAATTAATTTGTATTAATTTTATGCTGTGCAACATGCTGGTATATTTTTTTCGTATTACTATATTTAGTTACTTAGCGGAAAATATTAATCATTAAAAATTAAAATCATGCAAAACTTTATTTCAAACATTTGGAACGCTTACACGCTTATCGACGTTGTTTTAATCCTGTTATTTGCGCTGTTATCACTTTATTACTTCAAATTGTTTAAACAGGCTAAAACTAAGCTGAAAAACTATCAATTTTATTCTACCGTATCGGCTCAAACTATTGAGGACTACGACTATCAAATTAAACAGCAAGAAAGCCAGATAGAAGATCGAAAAAAGTACTTTGAGGATGCCGTTGTTGAGATTACAAAACTACGAAGCAAAAATAAAGCATTGACAGCAGATTTAAGTACAATGAGCGAGAATTTGATTTACTGGAAAGAGCGTGCGCTACATTATAAGCATACTAAAAAAGTTAAACCTGAAGATTCTGAATCATACGAATGCCTTGAAGATATTTTAAACTATTTCATCAAAGGAAATACATATAATCGAAGCAATAAGCTAAAAGGAATGTTTGGACTGGTTGCTGAAAATGGAAAACATTATGTTGTAAATAGCACACAATTCAAACCCGTACAAAAATAGTTTCAATTCATGCTTTGCAACACATTCAAAAATTAGTATCGCATACCTATATTTAGTATTTTTGAGGTATAAATTAATCACTTAAAAATTACACAATGAAAATTACAGCAATAGAGTTAACCGAAGACGAAATCAGCGAAATAGTTAACTATTTAACTTCAAAATTCAATACAGAAGATAAAAAACAGACTATTCAGTTTGATCATGTTTTGCATCTTACAAACGGAGAATCAATAACTTTTGATACCGAGTCTATTTTAGAACTTTATACTGAATACCCCGAAAAAGACGAAAATAACCAGACTGCAATTAGTTACCGTTCTGTTCCTGAGTTCAGAATTACCTTCTTCTATGACGGTGAAGAAATCAAAGTCAACACCAATGAAATTTACTATTCAATCTGCAAATTTTATGAAATCTAAAAATAACTAAAAATGAATAAATCAGAATCAATTATCAATTTAGTAAAAGCGACTATTAAAGTAATGGCAGAAGTAAAAGGCATCGACAAGGCCATGACAATTGGAGAAGGTAAAAACGCCTACAAGGGAGTTTCCGATCAAGATGTGAAAAAAACAGTAGGTGATGCAATGGAAAAGAATGGACTTGCTATTTTTCCAATAAATATTGATGATGATACACAATTATCATCATGGGAAGAAGTTGACCAGTGGAGTAAAGCAACTCCGAAGGAAATTAAACGAAAACAATCTATTTTTACAAAAGTAAAAGTCACTTATTTATTAACGCATGAATCTGGTGAATTTATCGAAATTCAGGGTTTTGGACATGGAGTTGACAGTCAAGATAAGTCAGCCGGAAAAGCTACGACATACGCCTTAAAATATGCCTTGCTTTATACGTTTATGGTTCCAACAGGGAAAATTGATGATGCGGACAACACAAAGCCTATTTCAGAGCCACAAAAACCACTACCAGAAAAGAAACTTGTTAAATTAACAGATGCTAAATTTGCAGATGCTGTTAAGTTTTTAAAGGGTGGCAAAAAAATGGCAGACCTTCAGTCATTTTACGAAGTTGACGAAGATATGAGGTTTAAATTAACACTTGCATTAGAGACTCCGGCATGATAGAACGATTTGATATTATCCAAAATACAGATGAATGGCTGCAAATAAAAATTGGTAAATTTTCAGCATCTACCTGCGATTGTCTTTTAATGGATAAAAAAACAGTTGGATATTCTGGTCTTATCCAAAAGATAATTGAAGAACGTGTTACTGGACTTCCATGTGAAAGCAAAAAATTTCAAGGTAATTCGTTTACGGATAGAGGCCATGAATTAGAACCGATTGCAAGAGTTGATTATGAGTTTAGAAATCTAAAATCAGTTACTCAAATTGGAGTCATTGAACTTGACGAATGGGTTTTATGTAGTCCTGACGGGTTGATTGATGATAATGGACTATATCAGGCCAAATGTCCAATTTTCAACACTCAACTTGAATATCTAAAGACTCAAAAAGTTCCTACGAATTACTACAAACAAATGCAGTTTGAACTTTATGTTTCTGGAAGAGAATATAACGTTTTTAATTCATTTCATCCATCGCTTCCGGCTGTTGATATTACTGTTTGCCGTGACGAACAAATGATTTCAGAAATTGCAAAACGTATATCAGAGGCAAAAGAAGAAGTTTTAAAAGAAATTGAATTTATAAACTCACTAAAATAAAATTATGAGCGAATTAATATTACAAGGAACACTTATTCAGATACTAAAACCGGAATCAGGCGTAAGCAAATCCGGCAAAGAATGGAAAAAGCAGGATTTTGTTATCCAGACCAACGAACAATTCCAGAAAAATGTATGCCTTACACTCTTTGGTGACAAAGTATCATTAATTGAAGAAATCGCTGAAGGTTCAGAAATAGAAGTGTTTTTCAACGTTGAAAGCCGTGAATTTAACGGTAAATGGTATCATAACCTTAACGTTTGGAAAGTAAACATTCTGAGTAAGTCAATGACTGACGAGCAGTTACAAACCTACGAAAGTCCGGTAAGATCAAACAGCTTGCCTCCGACTGAATACGCAACACAACCTCCGATTGAGGATGATGAAAACGACCTGCCATTTTAGCCATGAATGAACAATTTAATCTATCTACAAGTGAAGGATTTAACAAGGCGTTTGAATCCTTCACTTACCTTAAATCAATCGGTGCAACTGTTGAGATAAAACATGTCAAGCAAACCAGATCAAGCAGACAGAATGCGGCTCTCCATTTGTATTTCACTTTCTGTTCAAACGCTTTGAATGAATCAGGAATAGAATTCTGTTATAGAGGATTAAAAGGCATGGATATTGAAATACCGTGGAATGGTGAGCTTTTTAAGACAATGATATGGAAGCCGATACAAATTACATTATTTGAATTTGAAAGCACTACGAAGCTTAAAACATCTGAAATAAACCAGATATTAGATGTACTTACCAGACATTTTGCAAGTATTGGATTACAAATCAATTTTCCAAATCAGTTTGATTATTTTCTGGATAAGGTTTATAAGTAGATATGTTTTATAACACCTGAAAATAGTCTATTATATCAATACTTAAAAGTAATTTTGAGAAACACTTTAAAACTAAAAGAAATGGACGAATATTGTTGTAACTCATTTAAGAAAATAGCATTAACATTTAGTTGGATGTCATTTCATGATAATAAAAATGAGTCTATATTGTGTATGCCTTATATTTTAAGCGAAAACATAAGATATAGAATTAATCATTGTCCTTCGTGCGGTCGTGAAATTCGATCAATTGAAATTCCTGCTTCTAAATTATCTAAATTTTAAAATATGAGCGCAAAGTCAACATTAATCCAATCAATCCAAAACATAGCCGGAATTGAGGGAGTCAGTCTTTTGGCTATTTCGCCCGAATCACCGGATTTCATGGTTGTGGAAATATACTTTGATCCGGATACAGTTTGTAACCGTTTGACACCAGAAGAAGTTACCGAACAATTTCAGATTGACATTAACGAACTCTTAGACTATAAAAATACTCAGACACATCTTTACGCAAAACAAGGGAAAAAAGAACTAAGATTGACGTTTAATGGATCATTTGAAGTGCGGAATGACCGTATTAAAGTGTTTGAAGGATTACAACCGTTATCAGCAATTGAATTTTATAACTCACTAAATATGTAAACACTCTTAAAAAATGACCAGATATAAGCGATCTAAATTAGCCTTGAAATCACTTAATTATCTGGTCATTCGCTATCTTTATACCATGCAAGAAATTATCGAACAGATCAAACAAATAACCGGAGTAGATGAGATATTCACAGCCGGAAGTCAAACCTTAGTAATCACATTAAATATTGAACCAAAATGACTAAATCACAAGCTATATTCATTAAGTTTTTACGACTAAGATTAGAATGTTCTTGGTCAAAAATATATTGTCATTGGCATAATCGTTATCAATTAATGATACCTTTCAGTAATTATGAATCTGGTACTTATTCTTCATTCACAGGGCGTAAACTTTGCCATGATGCACAAACGGTATTAAATGAAAATTGGGAAGATTAAATTTAGATCATGCAAGAAATACTAAACGAATTACTCAAAGGATCAACCGTCATTCTTGAAACTGAAAAGCTAGACGAGTTTTTGTATTACTGCTCAACTCAGAAGGATTTATATGCCTTTATATGTGAATATTCTGAAACTACGGTTCTAATAACAATTGCACCAGAAACAAATATAAGATCATGAAAATAATAGTTGAATTTGAATTTCCAAAAGACATAGACGAACATGTATCAAATGAATTTATATTCGGAGATGTATTAAAATCTATTCCGTTTAGGGATGTTTCATATAAAATAATCAATAGGGTTGGATCAAAAACCATAACTCTTGATTCAATTGAAAAATCTGTATGTGATTATATTTGTGCTACACCGGAAGAACTCCAACATAAAACAAGGAAAAGAGAGATTCTAATAGGTAGGCAATTATGTCATTATTTATCGAAAAGATATACTAAAACTTCGCTTACCTTAATTGGTAAAAGATTTGGAAATAAAGATCATTCTACTGTTCTCCACTCAAATAGAATTATTTCAGATTTAATCGAAACGGATAAGGAATTTCAAAGAGAATATTTACCTTTTTTAGAATCGTTCAAATGAAAAAGCACACTAAAATATACTTTGACTTTTTCAATATTGAATACGATCCTGTTTCCGGATGGCATAATGCAGTAAGTGAAATTTCAGGACTTCCTGCTGTTGACATTAATCACATTGAATGTCGTGGCACGGGAGGATCAAAAACAAAAGACAATATTGAAAACTTAATGGCATTAACAAGGGAGGAACACAATGAATTTGGAGACAAAAAACAATACGTCGAATATCTTAAAAGAGTTCATTCAGATTTCATTAACTGGTTTGCCAAAAATAAGTTTAAATGAATGGTATGCTGGAAACCATTGGACAAAGAGAAAAGCCATCAAAGATCAATATTACTGGATTATAAAAAGCCAATTTAAAGCCATTTTAAGCAAGGGAAGTATTTATCAAGTGGATTACTCATTTATATTCAAATCAAAGCCTCTCGATGCTAGTAATACGATAGCAATGGTAAAAATGATTGAGGATATTATATTTGAAGATGATAGTTATAAAATAATCGACAAAATAACGATTTCATCAAAAAAAGGAACCGAAGATATTGTAAACATCAAAATACTTATTCTATGAAAGTGTGGTATCTTTCAGAGCAACGATTCACAAACCGTATCGTTAAGCGATGGCAAAAGAAAGGATTTGCTTTCAATGCCGGACACCTTAACATTCTACGGTACAGCTATCGTGTTGTTCTTTATTGGTCAAACATGGAAAGGCAGAAAGTATCTGAAGCAAATATTATTGATATTAACCCTAAATTATTTTGAAATGAAGCATGACAGAACGAAAATACACCAGAAGTTTAACGGACATTGCGCCTATTGTGGAACAATCCTAAAAGATGAATCAGGAAAGTATATGCAAATTGATCATGTTAATCCATTAATTCGGAACTTGTTGAATGGAGGAAAACAGATTGATAAAAGCAAGGATATTGAAAAAAATATGTTTCCTTCTTGCCCAAAATGTAATAATTATAAACATTCAATGACTTTAGAATCATTTAGAGAGCAAATAAAACTTTCAGAAGAGCGACTAAAGGTTTATGCTGCATATAATAATGCAATACGGTTTGGACTTATTGAATTTAAAGAGTGGGATGGATTATTTTATTTTGAAAGGCTTTGAATATCGAAATTATATTTTAACTTTGATTGTCATTACTCAATGAGCAGTTGACTTGGTTTGGAGACTTGTTCTTATCTATTGCAATACCTAAAGTTGCATCGATTTTTTCATGGGGTTGGTTTTAGTGATTGAATTTTGTAGCCGGAGTGATTATCCGGCTACTTTTAACGAAATTTTATAACAATGTAAATATATGGCAGAGGTAAAGATAAACAAGACAAGCGAAAAGGTTATTATATGGCTTCATCGTGAAGATAAAACTCAGCAATGGTTAGCTGATCAATTGAGTCAAACAAGACAGGCTATAAGCCAAAAAATAAAAGGAAATTACTTCTCAGTAGGGGATCTAATAAAAATGAAATCATTGGGTATCATTACTGAATAATTTTTCAGGCTAAAAACGATAACATTGTAAACTTATGAATACATTATTTGAGCCTGAAGAAAATTATAGAACTGGATGGATTCGTCTATTTAGATCATTAGAAAATCATTGGATTTGGTCAAATGAAAAATATCTTAAAACATGGATATGGTTTTTATTTAGGGCAAACCATAAATCAACAAAATTATTGTTTTCTGGCGAGTTGTTAGATATCCATAGAGGTGAATTTATAACCTCATTAAAAGGCATATCAGAAGCAGCGAATTTATCAGTACAAAAAACGAGGCACTTTTTAAAATTATTGGAAAAAGATAACATGATTTTAAAAAATAGCAACACATTAGCAACAAAGATAACTGTTTGTAATTATGAAAGTTATCAGGATGTTCAACAAACCAACAACAAACAAACAACAAACCAACAACAAACCAACAACAAACCAACAACAATAGACAATAATGAAAAAGAATTAAATAATGAAAAAGAATTAAAAGAGTATGGATTTAAAGATAAGTTTAATTCAGAATTAATAATTTTTGATGATTTTAGAAAATTGTATTTAGGCACAAAAAGAGGAAATGAAACCGAGTTTAAAAATTTTATTAAACACAAAGATTGGAGATTGCAATTAAATGAATTGAAATCATGCTTAACAACACAACTAGATCATCGTAAAAAGTTAAAAGATAACGGTAAGTTTGTACCTGAATGGAAGAACCTTCAAACATGGATTAATAATCGCTGTTGGGAGGAAATACTAATCACAGAAGAACCTAAAAAAGAAAAAAGTCAAAATAATATACCTGCGATATAATGAAAGACTGGAATCAACACTTGAAAAACATAGATACTTTAAATGCTCTGTATGGGAAAATTCCTCCACAGGCCATTGACGTGGAAGAGGCGGTTCTTGGCGCTTTGATGCTCGAACGAGATGCTTTTATCAACAATCCGGTTATACCTGAATGGTTTTATAAAGAAGAACATCAAAAGATTGTTTCATGTATTGCTGAATTGGTTTCAGAATCAACGCCTGTTGATTTGCTTCAGGTAACCAGAAAACTTATGAACAAAGATTTGCTTGAGGCGGTTGGTGGTCCAATGTTTATCACTCAATTGACCTCAAAAGTCGCTTCTGCTGCACACATCGAATTTCATATACAGATCATAAAAGAAAAATATATCAGGCGTGAAATGATTCGTCTTTTAAGCGAATTAATGAATAAAAGCTATGATGAAACAATTGATATTGAAGATATATTTTCATCATTGCAATCAGAATTAGGTAATATTATGAGTTTTGGAGATGATAAGTCATGTTCATATAATGAAGCATCAAAAGAGCTTGTAGATAGTCTAAATTCAACCATTACAACAGGAATTAAAAGCGGGTTTTCAAGGTTCGATAAATTCTCAGGAGGTTATCAAAAATCTGACTTAGTCATTATTGCCGGAGAAACATCTCAGGGAAAAACATCACTTGCAGTAACATCTTTAAGGCATTGCGCAACTAATAAAATTCCATGCGCAATATTTAGCCTTGAAATGACTCAAAGGCAATTGGTTGCACGAATGACAGCGCAAGAAACCGGAATAAGTTCAAAACGAATAATGTATAACGATCTTACAGCAAATGAAAAAAAGGATGTTTTGAATATGATTGAATACAGGAAACATTTTCCTATTTATTTTGATGAAAGTTCAGTAAACGACATTGATAAAATTTGTACTTCAATCAGAAAATTAAAAATAAAATTCAATATTGAAATTGCATTAGTTGATTATATTCAGGACATAAAAGGTGCTGATACGGAATCAGGCGTTGCCGAAATAGGAAGGAAGTTAAAAAACATTGCAAAGGAATTAGATATTACAGTTATTGCAATTAGTCAGCTTTCAAGAGACAAAGCGAATCCTGAACCAACTATATCAAGACTTAGAGGATCTGGACAATTAGAAGAAAAGGCAGATGTAATAATGATGATTTATAGACCAGAGTATTATGGTAGAATTTATTCAGAACCACACGAAGACATAACAACAATAGGCACTGGTCAGGTTAAAATAGTAAAAGGAAGAAACATAGGATTAGGATCTTTTATTCTTAATTTTAATAAAGATACCACAAATTTTTACGATTACGAAGTTAGTACATCATCAAATGAATCAGAATATTCACAAACGTCAAATTATGTACAATTTAAGCCGAATGAATCATTTTACGAAACTGAAAAACCAGATCACATACCTTTTTAAAACAAGTAACAAATAGATTTTAAACATTAAAACTAAAAACATGGAATACGTTGGAAAATTATATGGAAAAATTGGCAAAAAGCATTTCGATACCGGAAGAAATTCAGCCGAATGGGATCACATGCAGAAAAGAATAATAGAACTTGAATCAGCACTTGAAAAGTTAAATCCAAAAGTGTTTTTAATTGAATTTGCATCATTCGTAAATAGAAATGAACTAAAGGAAGCTAACGACAAAATTACAGATTATTCAATTAAACAATTTTTGAATTATCTAAATAGTTAAAAGGTTTTAAATTTTAAAACTAAAACTATGAAAACACCGAAAGAAATACTAACTAATATTGATCTATCATCATTAAGAACAGAAGCTTATTCTGTAATTGAGAATATGCAAAAAGAAGCCTACAATCAGGCAGTAATAGACTGTTCGGAGTCAGCAGAAGTAGGATTTACCTCCGACATTGAAAGAAGGATTTATTTTGTCGATAAACAGTCAATTCTAAAGAATTTAAAAACTTGAATTTGTGTTTTATAACACTAGGATATTAGTATTATTGTAAGATTTAAAGATTAATTTTGGATATCAGCATTGCAACACGCCCGCAATTGACTGTTATACATTGTTATTGGGCGTTTTATTTTTGTCAACGATGAAAAAGTATTTAGCACACGATCCAGTAAACAATGAATGGGATTTATTTGAAACAATTGAAGAAGCAAGAGAAGCTCTTACGGAATCTTTTTTATATGGAGATGAAGGTTACCACCCAGACGCAGAATCTTTTGAAATATTTGAATTAGTCGAAATGGTTAAATTAACCACTACCGATGAAAAGTCAAATTATAAATACGAATCAGAAGATGCCGCAATAGAAGCCAATGATCAAGAAGCTATCGACAACGAAGATTTCTGGCCTCATTCCTCCGACTTTGAAGAAGTCTGTAAGCACGAATTTGTCAGAGTGCCATAAATTAGCGTTACAACGGCATAGATAACGGCAGGGGCGTACTACGTGCTACGTCCATTATTATCAGAGCCTAAGCTGAAGCGAAACGGTGAAGATTGCAAACCATTACTGCCAGACTTGACCGTTATTGAAAGTTATGTACTGCTTTAAATTGTCAAACCAAAATGTAAATATATGATTACAAGTGAATTAAGATTAGGTAATTTTGTCACTGATGAATTTTACGAAAGTTTCAAAACGATTGTAAAAGTAGAATCAATTAATGACAAGGGAATTAATTTAGAAATTGAAGACGATGGTAATTATCCTGAATGTGCAGCAAGATGGATTGAACCATATAATCGGACTGATACATTAAGACCAATTCCATTAACGGAAGAATGGCTATTAAAATTTGGATTTCAAAAGCTAAAACAAAATATTTACATAAAGTATAATTCAGACATTGATTTTTCATTAGCAATATATGTTCGACAGGAATGCTGTGATTGGTCTATTAACGGATATACAATATCTACTATCAAATATGTCCACCAATTGCAAAATTTGTTTTTCGCTATGTCGAACGAAGAGCTGCAATTAAGTAGTACATAACGTATTAGCTATAAGCAGGACGGGATGCGTAGAGAAATCCTGTCAAATTGCTGCAATGCTGAAGCGTGAATGAAAGATTGAATACCACGGTTGCCCGGCTTGACTTATAGCGAAAGTTAGCAACTCGGCTTTTATTATTCATAATTTAAAATCAAATACAATGAAACAATGGTGTACTGAAATTAAAGCGATTGATCCGATTGACGGAGAAATGAAGAAATGGTGTGGCCCTAATGTGCCTGGAATATCTCAAAAAGATGCAGAACGATATTGTCAAATTAATGGACTTGGCTACTGTAATATTGTAGGTGAACTAATTGCCGAAATACCATGCAAAAAAGGAACTTATGAACCTGATTTTGAAAATACAATTGATTACGAACAACCAACAATGAACTGATATGAAAGCAGTAAAACTACCCGTATTATTTTTAACCGGAAACGATTTGCAATTAACTGAACTTGGAATTAAACAAGACGAAGATTGCGAAACTGAAATAAGAACCGTTTTATTTTATCAAATCACGGCTCTCTCCCCTTATTTTTCTGATGATAATGAGTACACCTGTATTCACACCGCAAATCAGAATTTCATTTGTCCAAAGCAAATAAAAGATGTTGAATCTATTTTGCAGTGCGCAAATTAAGCTGGTTGCTAACGACAAAGTTACACGCAGGGCAGGACTGCGAGAGAAATCCTGTCAAGTTAAATTAATGATTAAACGGAACTACAATGATCGAGAACAAAATACTGCCTGACTTGACGGGTAACGAAAGTTGTGGTTCAGTGCTTTGTCACACCGAAGAACAGGACATAGATATTAAATGCAAAATATGCAGTATTTCCTCCTGTGATTTTTGCCCTTATGATCTCACATAGTCAATTTATTAACCATTAAAGTATAATCAAGATGCCAAAACATTCATTTATTCATTATTTCGTACAAGTCGAAAAAGAAGGAGAATTTCCAATGACAGTTTTTCACTCGCAAGATGAAGAAACAAAAGAGTTCTACCATAAATTCTTAGACCGAAAGAAGGCAAATGCACTTCTAAAAGCTGAAAAAAAAGCGTCACCTGAAGAAAAATTCAGGGTTGTCAAATGCACTGAAATCTACGACGCTGAACCGTGGACTTAGCATTGACCACAACGACAAAGTTACACGCAGTTTGGGATTACGAGCGAATTTCAGTCGAACCCCAATACTGCAATTACTAAAAGATAAACATTAACAACCGACCTTGCCCAAATTGACGGGTAACGAAAGTTATAAAACGTTTTTAATCATGGATTATGCAATATCAATATTAGAAAGAGAGATTGTTAGTATCATCAATGTTAGAGACTACTATCTAAAAACAAATCAATTATATATTGCCAACAGGTATGATCGTAAAATTAAAAAACTTCAAGAGGCAATTTTAAAATTAAAAGATATATGATATACACATTTATTTATCAAAGAGAATATTTCGGGCCTAGCCGATTTGGACCAGAGCGTAAGAAGAAAATAGAGGCTGAAACATTGAAAAAAGCATGTAAAGAAATGCTCAATTACATGAATAAGTTCTTTAATATTGGTTGTAAACCATATATCTATGATGAATCAGGTACTGATATATCCATATCCAAGATCAAATGTATCGGTCACATGTTGCTGCCAGATTAAATGTTTTATAACGGGATAATTACACGCAGTAGCGGTGGAAGAGCGATTCAGTTTCAGCCCCGATAATGTTGTGTAACCCGATTAACTACAAGAACCTACAATACCGCTATTGACGGGTAATGGAAGTTATTTTTAGGCTTTTATTAATCAACTTAAAATCAATATTATGGATTACAAAATCGAAATTAAAGAAGCTTCATCGTCAAAAACAAAATTAGTATTTGTCAAAGTTCCAGACAACCTGGAAGACTTGACAGTTGATAATTTCCGACATGAATTAAGTGGAAATTTACCATCAAAAACCGGAACTAATGATTGGTTCTCTCCAAAATTACCAAAGCCAGATTGTAAATTTGTTGGATACAGCCATAATCTTACGGATTCGGAAATTGAAAGTATTTTCTCATCGAGAGCTGAATTTTATCAATGTCTGAACTATCACGAAGTATTTTATAACTATTCCAAATTCTCAGGCAAATGGGCTGTTCTGGCGGTGTCCTAAGCTTGAAAATAAC